AACGGAGATGTGAATGGTGATGGAGAAACATTTATTGCTTATCTGTGGTCACATAATACTAGTACTGTTTCTTGTGGCGGTTATACTGGTAATGGCAATACTTCCGGCCCTACTGTTAATTGTGGCTTTGAGCCTCAGTGGATAATGATAAAAAATTCAAATACTGGTTCTGGTAATTGGGAAATTTATGACACCGTAAGAGGTATACCAGATGGCGCCGGTGATAAGCATGTAGATGCAAACACCTCAACTGCTGAAGCGACTGGCGGGTTGGATAGAATAAACGTAACTTCTACTGGTTTTAGTCTTGCTACAACTTCTGGTGATCTCAATGGTAATAACGATAAATACGTCTACGTTGCGATTGCTAAAGAAAACCAGGCTGTAACGACATATAATGATACAATCGATTGGCCGGGTGGCACTGCTCCTACAAGTCCAGCTATCGGTGAAACAGACGTACTTACATTTAGTACATCTGATGGTGGAGCAACATATAAAGCTGTACATGCAATTGATGGAGCTAAGTAATGGCTAACGATAAAACCTTTAAAGTAAAAAACGCGTTAGAAGTCGGTGGAACCATAAAGACTTCACTCGGCACTATTACTAGTAGCAATATAGATCTTAGCACAGGTAATTATTTTAAAGACACAACAAATACTACTACATACACAATTAGTAATCCAAGTCCAGTACAATCGTTCAATTTAGAACTAACTGGCGGAACCGCTGACGTAGCAAATAACTTTAGTACTACTTTATACTCTGGAGCAAATGCAGCTAAGACTATTACTAACAATATAGACTTAGCTGGTGATGGCGGTTTAGTTTGGACTAAATGGAGAAGCGGAGTACTTGGTAGTGCGCCTAATGTACTTACTGATACTGAGCGTGGAGTTAATAAAAACCTTAAGTCGAACACTAACGACGGTGAAGAAAGTACAAACTCTATAGATAGTTTTACTAGCACAGGTTATACTATAGACGCTGGCGATGGTCCTCAAGGAGGCACAAACTATAATGGTGCTAACTATGTTTCATGGACATTTAAAAAGGCTTCTAAGTTCTTTGACGTAGTAAAAATAACGGGGGATGGCACTAGTGGAAGAAATATAAGTCATAGTCTTGGAGAAGCACCAGGCATGATTATTGGCACTAGATATGATGTTAATAGTGAACATTGGCAGGTTTATCATCGTGGTTTAGATGGAGGTAATCAACCTGCAACACATGCACTAAGATTAAATTCAACTGCGGCTGAAGGTGATGAAAGTAGTTATTGGGAAGATACTGAACCTACTAGCACTCAATTTACGGTTGGTAATAATTTAAACCAGAATGGTGGTAGTTTTATTTTTTACCTATTCTCTCACAATACTAGTACAATTAACTGTGGGAGTTATACTGGAACTGGAAGCGCAAATAACGCTGTTACAACAGGATTTGAGCCTCAATTCTTAATGATAAAAAAAGCTAGTGGTACAGGTAATTGGGAAGTAGTTGACACATCGCGTGGTTTTCCTGCTGCTCCTACCGCAGATGGAGAAAGCACTTATTTACGTTGGAATGACACATCTGCAGAAGCTACAGCTTCAAACATGAAAGTTATACCTAGTTCAACGGGTTTTATTGTAAACGCAACAACTTCAGGAATAAATGATAATAGTGACACCTATGTTTATATGGCAATTAAAAAAGCTGGTGATCCTGCTATTACTTGGCCCGCTACAGTAAAATGGCCAGCAGGAATCACTCCTTCAGCACCGGGTATTGGTGAAACAGATTTATACACATTTACTACAGACGATTCTGGATCATCATATTATGGTTATTTGTCTGGCGATAACCTTAGCTAAGTGGAAAGTGAAACATGGCTAATAACAAAAATTTTAAAATAAAAAATAGCTTGGATGTTACAAAACTCCCAGACTTTGCGGCAACAACAACATCTACGCCCGACGGTCCTGATGGTCTATTTAGCACTACACTTTACACCGGCACAGGTTCTTCTAACACAGTTACCACAGGTATAGATCTATCTGGATCTAATGAAGGATTGGTTTGGATTAAAAAACGAGGAACTGGCTCTACTTATAATCATAACTTGTTTGATACTATAAGAGGTGTAACTAAATGGCTAATATCAGATGATACTGATGCCGAAGGAACTAGAGCAACTGGTTTAAGCGCATTTAATAGTGATGGATTTACTGAAGGTGGGTCAGGTTGGACAGGAGAGAGCGGTAAAAACTTCGTAGCTTGGACATGGAAATCTGCTGCTAGTTTTTTTGATGTTGTGACGTATACAGGGACCGGATCAGCTAGAACCATAAGTCATAATCTTGGATCAGTTCCAGGGATGATTATGATTAAAAAAAGAAGCAACGCTGGCAACTGGATGGTTTATCATAGAGGTGCAAATGGGGGAACTAATCCAGAACAATATTATGCAAAACTAAATGATACCGATGCTTGGGCGACCCTTGCGTCTGCATGGAATAATACGGCCCCGACATCTTCAGTGTTTAGTCTTGGCGATCAAATTAATGTCAATCAAAATGGAGAAACTTACGTAGCCTACTTATTTGGACATGACACATCATCATCTAGTAATATACAGTGTGGTTATTATACAGGTAACGGCTCTGCATCTGGTCCTTCTATTAACTTAGGGTGGTCTCCTCAGTGGCTGATGGTTCGAAACTCAGAAAGAGCTTCTCCATGGAGAATAATTGATACAGCAAGAGATTTTTCTTCAACCGCGACTAGAGACGGGCTCTGGGCAAACAGCAATGCTAACGAAGACACAACATCACCACTTATAATTGCACGAACTAGCACTGGTTTTGACATAAAAGATAATAATTCTGGATTTAATCACAGCGGTGAAAAGATAATATATGTAGCTATTAGACTTACTGAACCAAAATTTACATTAGACTTATCGACGGGAAATAGATTTAGCTTTACGCCTACTGCTGCAACGGAATTAGTTTTTTCAAATCCGCCAGCAACTGGCATACCAACTGGTTTTTCTCTTGAAGTAGTAAATCCTTCAGCATATGCATTGACGTGGCCCAGCTCAATAAAATGGCATGGTGGATCAGCACCTACTGTAAATGCTGGAAAGGCTGTGTATGCATTTATTACGACAGATGGTGGAACGAATTACTTCGGTAAATTAGCAGGGGAAGGCATAGCATGAGTAATGTAGCAAGAGTTCTTGGATCGGCTGGAAATACACAAGGAATACCTGCAAATTCAGATGATTTATTTAAAATAAATGTGTGGGATGGGTCCGGATCTGCAAGAACAATAACTAACGGCATTAATCTTAGTGGCGAAGGTGGATTAACTTGGATAAAGAAACGTAGTGGTTCTGCACAGCATACTCTACAAGATACAGTAAGAGGTGCAACAAAACATCTCAGGTCAAGCGGTGACAGTGGTGAAGCTACAGAAGCACAAACAGTAACTGCATTTAACTCTAATGGCTTTTCCCTTGGCACAGACGATATGGTTAACGCTAGTAGTTCTCGGTACGTAGGATGGACCTTTCGCCAAGCGCCTAAGTTCTTTGACATTGTGACTTATACTGGGGATGGAACTTCTAATAGAACGATATCGCATAATCTAGGTTCAACTCCGGGTATGATTATAGGTAAAAGCACATCCACTTCAGCTCACTGGATGGTTTGGCACACAGCTATGGTTGATAATGAATTTTTACGTTTAAATCAGACTGATGCTCAAGGAGGTTATGGATCGTATTATGAAGCGGGTATGACTTCAACAACAGTTGGTGTAAGTTCTACAAGTTCTACGTATGGCATGAATATTAATGGCGCAACTTACGTGTTATATATATTTGCTCACAATAACAGTGACGGTGTGTTTGGTTCTACTGGTGACCAAGATATTATAAAGTGTGGAAGTTATACTGGTGATGGAAGCACTAATGGAACAAAAATAATTGATTTAGGATTTGAGCCTCAATGGGTTTTGATAAAAACATCATCTACATCAGACAGTTGGTTAATATTAGATAATATGAGGGGTATAGCAGAAAGTCAAAATGCTGTGATAAGGGCAGATTCAGCTCAAGGTGATGAAAATGATAGTACTGCTATGGGAACACTATTGTCGAATGGTTTTCGTGTGACTAAAAACAATAACGAAATAAATGGTAATGGACAAACCTACGTTTACATGGCAATACGCAGAGGCCCCATGGCTACACCCGATGATGCGACTCAGGTTTTTGCTACTGTGAATCAAGCGGGGGGTTATCAGACTACTCGTTACGCAACTGCTGGTTTTCCTGTTGATTTTGCTCTTGGTAAAGAAACATCAGCATCTGGTTCTTGGTATGCTTATGACCGTCTGCGCGGAGCAAAAATAGACCTTAATACAAATGACACTTCCGCTGATAATTCTAACAGCCCAGGGCCATGTCAATTTGATTTTGATGATAAAGTAAGAGTCCAACTGTTTAACTCTAGCAAAACTGTTAGTTGGTGGATGTGGAAACGAGCACCTGGTTATTTTGATATGGTTGCATATACAGGCACAGGAAGCGCAACAACTATAAGTCATAACCTTGGTGTACCACCTGAGATGATATGGGTGAAGCGAAGAGATACAACAAGCACTTTTGGTTGGATTGTTGGAACATCAGCTAATACTTTTGAAGCGGATGGTTATGAACGTGGAGCATTTTTAAATGCTACTAATGCCTTCGGAGGTGCTGGACAATTTACACCTGTCGGTAGCCACAGCGCAACGGTATTCCCAGTAAGTACAAATTCTGATGTAAATGCATCTGGTGGCAAGTACATAGCCTACCTTTTCGCCACCGTAGCAGGTGTATCTAAGGTTGGTTCGTTTACTTCTACTGGAAGTGATATGACAATTGACTGTGGTTTTACTAGTGGTGCTAGGTTTGTGCTTTTGAAAAAAACAAGTGGATCAGATCAATGGTATCTTTGGGATAGTGTGCGAGGTATAGTTTCTGGCAATGATAGTCGTTTAAAGTTAAATGACACTACAGCAGCAGTTACTCATTCAGATAATATAGACCCTGATAATTCAGGATTTATTCTACATGACAATATACTTGGCGGTAGTGGTAATAAATTTATTTTCTACGCAATCGCATAACACAAAGCAATACATAAGGAGAACACAACATGTTTGCTAAATTAACTTCTACGGGTCTGGTAGTAACTTGGCCCTACACAGTTGGAGACTTACGAAGAGATAATCCTAACGTATCTTTCCCTAAAAATATTACAAAAGCAATTATGGAACAGTATAATATGGTTCCAGTACTTGAAGGTGCACAGCCTGTGCCTGGTAAGTATCAACAAGTTAGAGCAGAATCTAAGCCAAGAAGAGAGGCTCTCGGAAAAGACTCGGACGGAGTAGAGCAGCTTGGAAATTGGATGATTCATTACGAAGTATATGATATGTTCGCTGATGTAAAAGGTGAAGATTCAGATGGTAAAGAAGTTGTAATACAAACAAAAGCAGAAGCTGAGGCTGAGTAT